TCAGCGGCGTGATGTGGTCGCCGGTTAGGTCATCGGTCCGACCGCACCACGAACAGTAAGGCTGACGCTCGATGGCCTCAGCCCTTGCCTTACGCCATGCCCAGTCATACCGGCCAGCGGTACGCGTGCTCTTGCTGGCATACCGCCGGGCACCCGGTGCACCCGCTACACAGAGGGGGCACCCTTCCGTACCGAGGGGGTATAGCCGCTTGTGTCTAGGACACATATTGAAAGGCACGGGTACCCCCCTTGACAGTGGTACAATGCCCGGTTATGGAAACCAAGGAATGTCCGGTATGCGGTAAGGGCAAGCCACTCAGTGATTTCAGCGGACGGCATCGAACATGCCGGGCTTGCCGGACCGCAGAGAAACGGGATGCCGACGCTAAGCGCACCGCCGAGGATCCGCATTGGCGACGTGACCAGAAGATTGCAGCGCACGCCCGGAAGCTAGGCGTCACGGTCGATGAGTTCCTAGCGCTGCGACAACAGCCGTGCGGAGTATGCGGCAAGGAAGGGGAGGTGTTGAGCCCGTATACCGGGAACGGGGAAACGCTCCTCGGCTGGATTTGCAAGAGCTGCAACCGTGGGCTAGGAATCCTCGGCCACGATCCGGCGCGCCTCAAGCGAGCGTTGCACATGTGGAACTGACCTCCCAAATTTGGGAGGTGCTAAGTAGTCACTGAGGGATTCGAACCCATCACTGAACGGTGCCTAAGACCGTTGCCTCTACCGTTGGGCTAAGTGACCAGGAGCCCCGTATGGAGTCGAACCATCCTCCCCCGCTCTACGGGGTTGCTCGCCATCGAGCTTGGGGGCCACGGTGGGGACCGACGGAGTTGAACCGCCAACCTTCCGGATTTCACCCGGACGCTCTACCGATTGAGCTAGGTACCCTTGTCCCGCATCGCTCAGAACCATGGGCCGGAGAGATAGCCGCTTGGGAGCGATGCGGGGTGAGGGAAGGGGCCTCAGACCGCCGCTTATGTTTGCGCGGGATTCCCGCCCCTCACTGACCATTAGAGAGGGAGGCTCTATCCCTCGGCCAGCGGGGCGCATGATGGTATTCCGAAACGGACCTCGTTTTCTGTTTCCCTTAAGACTCTCTATAGGGAATGTGAAAACACATCTAGAATCGTCATTCCATCATCAATCGCAGGTCAGACGCACCGCGCTGAACGCCACGGAGCGGCCCTCGTCATGCCGAATGTAACGGAAACGCAAAAACCCCCGGCCGGATTGCTCCGATCGGGGGTCTTTATGTGGTACAGGTCACATCAGATGCTCAGTAGCGTTGTGTAATCACTTGGTTACTGGCTAGACGCGCTCGCCCGTGGTCACCCAGTCATAGTCAACGCGCTGCTCAATGGGTGTCCGATCACCTCGACCTTTGGCGGGTGCCACGTACACAGCCTTGAGCGCACTCCGCAGCAACATGCGCCGATCGCTCAGGGACGTGTGCTCGCCGCTGAACGCCTCCCGTAGTAGCTCGCCGTCCATGAGGGCCCCCAGGTTGCCACCCTCGCTCAGCGCCTCAATCTTGGCGTTCATCGTGTCGATGGTGGCGCGCTGCCGTTCGCTGAGTTCCTCGTATCGCTCCTCGGTCATCTTCCCGTGGATGTAGTAGTCATCCTCCAACTTCTGTACGCGTTCCTGAGCTGCTTTCAGCGCCGCACGGGCATGTTCCCGCTCGACCTGCGTTTCAGGGTCCGCGTAGGCCAGCCAGCGGCGTGCGATGTCGTGTAGGACGACGTCGTCGGGCTCTAGCGCCGTGACGTGTCGCACCCACGCTTCGCAGACGGCGAACTCAAGCCGGGGGCCGAGGGTAGTGGTCCCCTTGCAAAACGCCGGTCCCTTGCTGGCCCATGTGGCGCACCGGTAGTAGCCGCGATGGTGGCGCATCCACCCGTTGCAGAGACGGCATTTCACAATGCTGGTGAGCAGGTATTCAGCCGCGCGCCGTCCGCGCATTGATCCGCTGTGGGCGTCGCCCTCGGAGGTGCGTTCGGCGAAACCTGCTTTGATCGCGTACCACTCCCCGGGGGTGACTACTCCCTCTCCGCACTGGACTGCGTTGCCTTTTGCGTCGAGCAGAGGCTCATGGGTGGACTTCCATTTACCTGTTGGGTTCCCATGTTCGTCCTGAACTCTTTCGGTCAACGGCACCATTCCGCCCCATAGAGGGCTCTGCACAATTCGGCTTACCGAGGATGCGGTGAATAGCGCGCCGGTGCGCAGTCGGTGTCCCTCGGCGTTCATCTGCTTTGCGGCGGAATTCCCCGAGAGTTTCTCGCCCGGCTTGCCTTCCTCGTTGACCCATTTGCCAAGCAGCAAATCGGCGAGTCGGCGGGCACTCTGGTATTCGGTGGGATGGTGGGCGACCAGTCCGCTTGCCTTTCCGTCGGCGAGCCTAGGGCTTGCCAGCCCGAACGGCGGCAGTCCAGTCCCGCGCCGTCCCTCATGCCGGTGTGCGGCTAGGCCGGTGTTCACGCGGAGGGCGATGTCTTTGGCTTCCTCGCGCGCCCGTTCGCTGAGGATGGCAAAGACGATTCGGGCGCCTTGTTGCCGACTGTCGAGCCCCTCAGTGACGCTCACGAGGCCAGCGCGCCGACGGTCGAACTCGTCGAGCATGCGGCCCACCGCACCCATGCCTCGCCGGTCGAACCGGTCGGTCTTCCAGAACGCGAGGGTCTTGGACTTGCCATCGAAAACGGCTTGGGTGGCTTTCTCGAACTCTGGGCGCCGGACGTAGAGCTTGGACGCCGACAGTTGCTCAAACCAGACGTGTCGGATCTGGTAGCCGTCCGGCCAGCGATGGCGGCAGATGTCGCGGAGGTGCTGCCGCATGGTGGCAAGATCCTCGCGCTTCTTGCTGCGGCGCAAGTACGCTTCTACCAGCCGTTCGGGTGGCGCCGTAGCCACCGCGAGCAGGCCGAGCGCGGCTAGCTCCTCATCCTCGAAGCCAAGTGCCTTGAGCCCCTGGTAGTCGGCGCGTTGCATGGTTCCTCCCCTGGTCAGACGTGCTGTAGGGAGACTACCCGTTTTCTTCACGGATTTCGAAGAAACCATGATGCAAGGGGGTAGTTGTCGGCGGGCAGCAGAAAGCCCCGACGGGCGGGGATCCCGATCGGGGCTTACGGTGTGCTGCAAGCCCCGGGGTGTCATGGGGCACCCCGGGGCTCCCTTCTGTTCAGCCTGCCGCTATGGGCTTGCCGATCCTCGCGAGCCGGTAGGCGCCATAGAGCCCTCGGCCCAGACTGCAACCCTCATTAGGCCCGGCGGCGCGGACGCAGATGTGACACGGCGCGGCACCCTCTTGCAAGGGCTTGACGTGCTCGATGTACGCCGCCCATGCCGCTGTGTAACCCTCGTTCGGCATGGTGGGTCCGGCGTTCACGCTGCCTCCCCGACCGGGATGATCTGCCCGGGGAGCGCCGACCATTCTTGGCCACCGCCATCGGGGCGGAGCATGGCTTGCCCGCACCACTCCCCCATGAACCGGCCGGTCTTTCCGGTCGCTGTGTCGAGCACTAGGGCGCCGACATCGGGGAGTTTGATGACCAGGAATTCGCTCATGCGGCACCTGCCCCGAGCACGCAAAAAGCCCACCGACCTTGATCAAATGTCACTTGCTCCGGGCCGGTGAGCTCGGATGCAGCGACATTCTCAGCGCTTTCACGCTGTCCGCTGACTGGCATTTTCGGTTGTCCTAACTCGACGTCAGGTCCGGTCCGTTACCGGACTAGTTGAATCAGGCTACTCCCCCAACACGTAGGTTGTACGCCCTACAACCACGGTTGATGCGCCGTCCCTGATCTCTCGGGCGGCGCGTTCGAATTCCTCGGCGCGTTCCTTGTTCTCCCGCGCTACGCGCTCCCACATCGCCGCCCGGCCCTCCAATTTGGCCAGCAACTCCGCCGTGTCGCTGAAAGTCTTGATCTTGGGCGGGCTGATTACGTCCATCTCGTCATCCATACCAGGGAGCCTACCGGGCACCCAACGGGCTATGTGCGCCTCTCTGTGGCCCCGTAGCGGCCTCTACGGGTTCCACTCCCCAACACCTCTCACGGAGCCCCTGAGGGCCCCCGTAGCCCCTCGATGGGGCCTATGCCGCCTCGCCCGACGGGAGGCCGTACAGATCAGGCAACGCGTCCTCGTGCGGCACATCCTCCTTGTCTCGGACGTGCGGTATCTGCTCCGGAATCGCGTCCAGCGGGCGGACGGTGCTCCGCAGCTCGATACCCAAGCGTGGGAGTCCCTGTGTCTGCTCGCCTAGGACGGCGCGCGCGTACCGGCTGAGGCCGCTCAGCGTGTAGCCCGGGAACGTGGGCGCTGATGGGTTGGTACTCGATGACTTACTCCAGACGATCCAGGGTTCGGGCTCGGCCTCGTACTGGCCGTGCAAGGGGTTCCATGTCCATGCGTACTGCCCGAGCAGGCGACCCGTGAACAGACCACGGGCCATGATGCGAAACCGGGGGGACGAGGACGCGCGTACGAGCATCGTTGCGACCCACGGGCCGTACGACAGCAGGACACGTTCTAGCTCGTGGCGGGTGTGGACCACCTCGACGGCATGCGGCGCACACCCATCGAGAGGCATCCAGTGCCAGTTGTTGGTGACTGTCATCGGCGACGAAACTTGCACGTGGAGGCCGATGGTTGGCACGTATGCCGGAACGCGAATTCCGGCTTTCAGCAGAGTGCGCATGGGGACGCCCCTACCTTTCAGATCAAACCCACGGTGGGTAAAGCAACAGTAAGCGGAGTACATGAGTCCGTTACCGACGTTCACACAGCCTTCACACAGGTGCGAGCGGGCGTATGTGCAGGTCAGAGCATTAGCAACGCCGTTTATAAAGTTTTCAGCAAAGTTCCTGTCGGCTGATCGACATTCGGCATTGCCGAACCGTGTTTGTTACTGAGCGGTAGCTTAAATGCAAAAAAGAGCACCTCCCAAATTTGGGAGGTGCCCCTCGTGACCCCTAGGCCACCCGTACGAACCTGAACTTCCCGGTGCCTACCGCCTGCACTCCGGTCGGCGTCCATCCGGCCCTCGTCCACTTGCACAGGTTCGAGACTCGCCGAACCATGTTCCGCTTGCCCGGCACCTGCTCCTCACCGGCCCACAGCCAGTAGAACGAGGCGACCGGCTCGCCGTCCTCAAGGACGGTCACGGGCTCGTTGTAGGACGTCTGCTGTACAGCCTTCCAAGCATCCTCCTTCGTGGCGTACTCCGTTACGACAAGCTTTCCGTTGGTCGAGCGACCGATGGCCCGGCGACCTCCCGCAGCGTCGATAGGGTCGTACGCGATCGTGTAGGTGGGCATCTTCGTGGCCTCTCCGTGGAATGCAACCCAGCACCGCGCGGCGCTGGTTGCCATCTCCGCAGTGTAGTAAGCGGGAGTGACGAACAGCACGGCGTCACCGGCGCTCACCCGCGCGGAGTGCTTGCCGTTTGTCTCGGTTGCCGTGATGTTCATTGCCGCTCCCCTTGCTGCGTTCCTTGCTGACAAGGAAGACGTTAGGGCATGGCGTAGCCACACGCAAGCCACCTCCCAAATTTGGTAGGTGAATCCCGTGTGGCCTAGCTCACTCCCCCTCGATCACCTCAAGGTGGTGCTCATCCGCCTCGACCGGCACCCCTCGATCGGTCTCAACAAGCCAGCGCCCGGGGCCGATCTTGCGCACGGGCTTGCCGTTGTAGTCGTACTCCCAGTTGTGCACGCGGACACCGGGTCTGAGTTCCTCGTTCAAAAGCCTCTCCTTGCCGTTCTGAGCGCCAAACGGGCCCGGGGTGGACCGTGTACCCACCCCGACCCTGCAAGGCTCTCAGAGGGCCGCAGTCTTCCACTTCTCTATCTGTGCGTCGAACAGCGCGTCAGCCTCAGCGCGCGGGAGGTCACGGAACTCAGTCGCCGTGACGGTTACCTTGGCCGAGCGGAACTCAGAGAGGGTGATACGGACACGGACGGCGCCCGACTTGAGCGATCGGCGGGTGATCTGCGCGCTGAGGTCCCGGACGGTAAAGGCACCCCGGTTGGCAGAGACAACGGCGGTCGCGGTGACGTAGGTGACGGTCGCGGCGTTCATGGTGACTCCCTTGGTGAGGGCCGGTGTTCCGGCCGATGTGCAGATCTAAGCACGCTGCCACTCCCCCGCGCAACCCACCTCCCAAATTTGGGAGGTGCTCCAGGCAGCAAAAAACCCCCGGTTTCCCGGGGGTTCTCTGTCAGTCCTCGTAGTGCATCTTCACTCGCGCGTTGGGCCGGAGTTCCACGCCCCCGTACCCGAGAGGGATCCAGACTGTTTCCTCGTCTGCGCTCGGCCTCCCCGCGAGGTAGGCGAGCCCGCCGAACTCCAGCCACTCCCCCGCCTTGATGTTCTTCGCTGCCTTGGTCTTGGGCCGTGCGTTCACTGTCTTGCTCCGTTCGTTTGGTGTGCCACCAGTAAAGCACGGTGCCGCGCCCCCATACAACCCACCTCCCAAATTTGGGAGGTGACACGCAAGAAACCCCCCGCCGTAGCGAGGGGTTCCCTGGTTACTTGCTGGCGTCCTTCCCGATCAGTTGGCTCAACATCGCGATGATCTGAGCTTGACCGGTCTTAAGTTCCTTTACGTCCGTCCTCAGATCAGTGAGCTGAGCATGTACGGCCGTCCGGAACGAATCGAGTGAGGTGAGAACCTGTGCTGTGTTCATCGCGTTTACCGCCTCTATGTGGCCAACCTTACGGTCGACCGCATCCACGCGCTGAGTCAGTGCCGCAAGTTCGTCGTGCTCGCTCATTTGGCGCCTCTCTGGAGTTGTTGTTACGAGAGAACCATATCACAAGATCAAGACGAGATGGCCTTGCGTGCCTCGATCTTGCGCTGCATGCACGCCTTGAAACTCGCGTCCCGCTCCTCTTGCGGGATTTCCTGCACGCTACCGGCGATGAGGGAGAACAGTTGGACGACGTCGGTGTGACGGAACTTGAGAGTCTTGCCGATCCCGCCCATGGTGGTGATGTCGATCTCAAACGTGTACGTGTCGCCGTCCTTGACGGCCCGGACGTCGTCGGCCCACTTGACGTTTTCCTGATGACGGATCATTTCCGCCCCTCCCTTGTTCAAAAACGATGGGGCCACCATACACACCACCTCCCAAATTTGGGAGGTCCTCAGTGTGGTGCGCGTCACATTACAGAGCGTTGCCGCCGGCATTTCGGAGAGTGATAATCGCAGGTCAGAGGGCATAAAAACACCCCCGGCGGGTACCGGGGGTGTTCCTCATGGACGCTCGTACTCTGTGATGGGTGTCACAACCCGCTGAATGCCGCACGCCCGAATCAGCGTCCAGCACCCCGGGCACGGCTCGCGCGTCACGTACAGGGTTGCGCCGACTAGCTCACCCGGCGGAGTGTGCCGAATGGCATTGCGCTCCGCATGGTCGGCCACGCAGTTCGCATAGTCGCTGTCCGGCTCGACCGCATCCGGGCATGGCCACCCCTTACCGCATAGGCAGTTATGCAGCCCCACCAGGTTAGGCAACGGCATGCGCGTGTGCTTTCCGCGCGGGCACGCACCCGCTGAGGCACAACCGGGCACCCCGGGCGGAGCACCGTTGTAACCGGTCCCCCGTACCTCGTTGGCAGCGTTCACGAGGACGGCACCGACTTGAGACCGGGTGCAGTCGGCGCGAGTCGCTGCCCATGCCGCACCGGCGAGAAAGTACGCGTCCCAGGTTGGGCGGTCGGTCAACGGGTCCCCTAGAAGTAAGTGATCCGGCGCTTACGGGCCTCAGCGTCGACGAGGGCCGCTAGCGCATAGAACGCGTCGAGTTGCTCAGCGTCATAGCCTCGTTCGTGCTCAAGTTCCGCGTGCCGGTCTTTGTCGCGCCATTCGGCGACCATATCGACGAGGACGGAAACCTGATCGCGCGTCAAGGGCTTAAAGGGATTTACGCTCACGCTCACGCACCTTTCGGATGAGTCGCTCAACGGCGTCTCGATCATTCGCGCCCGGCTTGTACTGCTCACGCAACCACTTGCGTGCCTCAGCGGCGAATGCCGCAGCGTCGGTTATCGGATTCAGACCCTCAACGCTGTACACGTCCTCAAACGGCGACGGGCAGGAACACCCGCTATCGGTCTGCCAGAAAAGGGCCCCGTCCTCGTCACGCTGCCATACGGCCAACATGTAGAACGCATACGAGCCTGCCGTGTCGACGTCACCAATGATCGTGAGGCCGAACTTTTCTGGGGTGTAGTAGACGTCATCGAGCATAGGTCAGCCTCCGTAAGGTTCGGTCGGAATGTCTTGCACGCTTCCCGGGGCGAGTCGCCTCAGGTTGCCGAGGATGAGCCCGGCGAACTCTCGGATCTCAGCGTCAGCCGCTACGTGCCAACGCTTGCCGAGCACATCGCGCCATGCACGCAGGTTGCCGGTAACGATCATGTCGACCGGGGCAGCGTTCGGCAGCACTGCGCGCGCCGCTTCCCTCGCAGCCTTACGGCTTAGCCCTCTCCCCCGCAGCGTCTCGACGTAGTCCTCATACGCCTTGACGGCACGGTCATACTCGCGCTCAAGGTGCTCAGCCATCCCGGGCACCTCGACGACGGCGGGAGGTATCACGGGCCGCGTAGCGCTGTAGTCGACGTATCGCTGAGACACGACCGAGAAACTCAAGTGCCGATGCCTCGTCAACTCCGTTAGGAGCGCCCGACTTACGCCCCGGACAAGGAACGTCGCAGACGCATGTTCCATGACGCTGAAATGCCCTTGAGCGATGATGTTCGCGAGGTAGTCAGGGTTAGCGGCCGTCGCCGCATTCTTCCGGCCGAAGGACTTGTAACAGATGCGCCCCGCAGCCTCCCCGAGCGCGTCAAGGTCGGTCGCTTGCTCCTCGCCCTCGAACACCTCGTACCCGTAGGCCCTACGCATCACGTACTCATTGACGAGCGTTGCAGCTAGCACATCGACGTGCAAAGTCTCTCCCCTACCAAGGAAGCACCTCCCAAATTTGGGAGGTGCTTCCCGTTGATCAGTACCAGTGCGGCGAGCGCGAAAGCCAGGCAGCGTAAGCCTTGGCAGGTGACCCGTAGTTCCGGGCTATGTAGTCGAGCATCCAAGTGAGTTGCCCGCCGATCGGCGTACCGACCCCGTTCGGCAACTTGCTACAGGGCAGCGCTTGAGGTAGCCCGCACGCCCCGGACGAGGGGTTGACGGCGCGGGAGTTCCATCCCGCCTCCCCCATTTCCAGCGCGTTGAACGCCGACCACTGTCCGCCCCATCCACGCTGCGCAAGCATTGCCTTGGCTAGCGCCTTGGCTGCAATGGGCCGCACGTCCAGCGGTCGGGAGGTGCTCCTCGTCGCGCGTGGCGTTGCCCGCTTGGCAGGCTTCGGCGTGACCGTCGGTCGGGCCTTGCGGTGGACCCTAGGGCGAGCCTTGGGAGTTGCCGTGACGGTAGCCGTAACGGTCACTGTGGGGGTCGGTACGGGCTTAGGATCATCGGCCGCAGCACTCACCCCGATGCCGACTCCCGCGACCGCTGTAAGGGCGACGAGGCCCGTTGTCAGTCCGATGGGGACGAGGTTCCATGTCCTCACAGCCCATCACCCGCAAGGAAGCGCGCGAGGATGACTATGTCCTCGGCCTCGTGCTCCGCGCCGGTCAACAGTCCGCGAGCGACCCGCCAAATGTCGGCGCGATCGGCGATGTACTCCGTATCGCTGCGCTCGGCGGCAGGCTCACTCAGTTCGGTAACGGTGCCGTTACCTGTGATGTCGTCCGCCTCATCCGCAAGGGTGATCAAGATACGTGCTAGATCACGCGCGGAGGATGCGTCGAGGAACGCTGTTTCCATGCCGAAGATGAGCCGTAGCTCGCCGTCGTTGTCGAGGATGACGGAGAGGCGCCCGAGAGGACGCTCAAGATCTGTTCGCTTAGACACTCAGCGGCCCCTATCGGAGAAAAGACGGGGACGACCCGTAAGCGGCGCGGACGGCGCCCGAGGGCGAGGCGTGATGCGTAATGGGGTACTGCGCGGTGTTCACCGCATCCGCATTGCGAATCAGCCACTCACCGAGCGCCTTGGCTTCGGTCGGGGTCATCTTGGCCCGGTCGCCCACAACGGCGAGGGAGACATGTCCCGGCTCGCGGTCGTTGTGCCAGGCAAGCACCCGCCCACCCTTTTCGGCCGTGAGTTCAGCCTTGACCTCTCGCGTTTCCTTGAGGTTCGTCATCTTCCTAATCCCACCCATGTTCGTTCGCCTCGTCGTCGTGTTCGTCGAGCAAGCGGGAGAGGCTGAGGCTTTCCAGCGCCTCAAGCCTCTCCGCTGATTCCCTCACTCCGAGCGTCGGGTGCGCACCGGAGTCAATCTCGTCAAGCGCGGGCATAAATCGCTTGCCCATGTCAGGCTCGCTTTCCGGTCCCGCCGCTGGTTTACGAAAGCGCGGTCTCAGCCACCACGAGAGCGGCGATCAGTGGACCGGCCTCCGCGAGGCTCTTACGAACCGTGGCGGTGACCTCGTCGTTGCGGTTGTAGTGGATGAACTCAACGGTGTCCGCGTCGGTGCGGATGTACTGGATACGGCCACCGCCGGGAAGGGTGTAAGTCATTTCTGTTTCTCCTCTGATTTGGTGGTGCGGAGCGCCCCGGGCGGGATTCGAACCCGCAGCCTCCCCCTTGAATGGCGGGGGTGTTCTGCCGCTTGAACTACCGGGGCGGTACTTAGGTGTGAGAGGGCGTCTCTAGCGCGCCTCGTAGCCCGCTATCCGGCCGTCGGCGTAGTGCACGAACACTTCCGGCGTGTCCTTGCCCAGCGAGAGCCGGTATTCCTCGTCCACGGGCTCGCCGTAGATGATCGGTGTGTCGGTGCCCGAGTGCGCCCACGCCCGGTACCAGCGGTCGCCGCAGCAACTGCAATCCGGTCCGTAGTCGTCGGCGCCGTCGAAGTAGAGGCCGATCCGTCCGGCACGGTCGTTGGCCTCGTCCTCGTTGCGCGCCTCAACGATCACGTGCCGCCCGATACCGCGCGACGCGTCATAGTCGAAACCGCCGCCGCTGTTGTTTTGGTTGAACTCGAAGAACACTGAATTTCTCCTCTGTGCGGGTGTCTCTGATTTGGTCTGAGAGGGCGTCTCTAGCCCCTAGCGGGAGTAAATGCCGAGGGACTGAAACAGGAGTGTCAACACGAACACGACCGTGCCTAGGCCCGTGAACCACACCCAATGGGCCACCCACCACGGGTCACGCATTGAGGAGCGCCTCACCCTTGTTGCGGAGCGTCTCCAGCGCTTGCGCCCGGGTGTTGCCGACCGTGCTCCGCGTGATCCCCAGGTACGCGGCAATCTCGTTGTCGTCCTCAAAGAACGGCACGGGGTCAATGCCGTACGTGGCCTTGAGAATGAACCTGCGCCGCTCAGAGGTGAGCGCGAGGAGCGCGTGAGCGAGATCCTTGTTCCTCTGACGCTGCCCGGCGGCGATGTCGGAAGCCTCGACGAGGTCCTCAGGCACCCCGTAGCCGTACGGGTCGGCGATGAGGTCCCCCAGGGTCGCCGCTCCCCCGTCGGTGTCCTCAGCGGGCATATCGAGGCTCGCAGCGCCCTCCCAAGCGAGGCGGGTAGCGCGGGCAAGCTCCGGGCTCAAACGGCGCTTCTCGCCGGACACAGTGCACAGACGCTCAGCGGCTCGCACGTCGCCCTCAGCGATGCTCAGGCAGCGCGTGAACGTCTTCATTGCCTCGTGCCCGACCCCGGGGCGAGTGACTCGGCGCATCTCGTCGTCCAGCGCGCCGGATATCGAGCGGTAGAGGTAGGTGGTGAAGACGGCACCGTTGCGGCCCTCATAGTCCCGTACGGCCTCCCACACGGTCAGCCGGGCGTGCTGCTCCATGTCCTCGACGAGGTCAAGGCGGGAAGCCTTGCGGCAAGCGTCGTACGAGAGTTTCTTAACCATGCCCTCGGTGCCGTCGATGATCGTGCGGCAAGCCGTCGCGTCGTTGTTCTTCGCGTTGATGACGTCGTCGGCGGTGATCGTGGGGTAGCTCGACATGTGCTCTGTTCCTTCCGGGGGACCTCGTTACTGAGGTCTGAGAGGGCGTCTCTAGCCCGGAAGGGGGCGCAAGTGGTGACGTGCGTCACACGAGGATTTGACCGAGGGCGTGACGGATCACGCGCCTAGGTTCCTTCCGGGTGGTGCACGGCGATTCCGCTTGCGCATCGGCATGTCGTCGTGTTCAGCACTACACACCCAGTTCGGTAGGTGGTGCTAGTGCGGTTGTTAGGTGCTGTGGAGACCGAGTTGAGGTCGTAAAGGATGTGTGAGATGCACGTACCGATACGTGACTCATCCCCTGGCATGACGTCAGGTGTCGTGAGTGACTCGACAGTTACGCGGCGGTAGCCAGAACCGAAAAAGGTGAGCGATTCTCATGTTTTTGCTCAACTCGCTACGCGGAGGCCCATCGAATGTGACCCACATCACCTCCCAAATTTGGGAGGTGCCCCCTCAGCCACTCCATAGGGTCACGGTCTGACTTGCTTTGGTTACACGCCGTGCAACTTGGCCAGCAATTGCCGAGGGTGTCCTCTCCCCCACGGGCCAGCGGCACGAAATGATCAACCTGCGTCCATGGCGCCCCGCAGTAGATGCACGCCCATGCGTCCGCATCTGCCCACATTGCGTACAGTTCGGGACGTGAGGGGGTCACGCGCTCGCGCGGTCGCCGGTAGAACACGTGACCCCCTCGGCTGCTCAGTAGTCGGCCCCGTACAGGGATCCCCAAGAACGGCCGCCGATCTCCGCCTCAGCGTCGATGGGCACTCCCCCGAGATGCATGCGCATGCAGCGCTCAATCTCGCGCGCATACTCGCTCGCCTCGTTGCGCGGCACACTCGCAAGCAACTCGTCGTGAATCGGCAAGCGGAGGTAGGGAGTTAGCCCGGCCTCGTCGCAGTTAATGAGTGCTTGTCCGAGCACATCACGCGCCGCAGACTGCACCTGATAGTTGGTCACGGCGTATGCCCGGTCCCGGTCCAGCGGGAGGTGTCGACCCGTCACGGTCACGGTGACCATGCCGTTGGCTCGCGCTTCCCGCTGGTGACGATTGGCGAACCGCTTAATCTCCGGGTACGCCCGGTCATACGCGGCTAGGGCCCGTACAACCTCGTCATACGGCGCACCGGTCTGACGGGAGATCGTCTGCGCCCCACCGCCGTACACCTTGCCGAACGCAATTCCCTTGGAGATCTTGCGGTGTTGCTTGGTAAACCCGGGGCCGAACACGAGGCCAGCGGTGAAGTCGTGCAAGTCACGTCCGGCGCGAATCGCTTCCTTCATACGTGTGACATCTGCGAGCGCTGCCAACACACGTAGCTCGACGGCCGCAAAGTCAGTCGACACCATGACGTGACCCTCGTCGGCGAGTAGCGCACGGCGGATCACATGGTCAGACGAGGGCAGCGTTTGCAGCGCGAGCCCGGAGATAGACATGCGTCCCGTGCGCGCTTGCATGGTATTGATCATGGGATGCACACGGCCGTTGGCGTCGACAGTCTCAAGGAACGTGTCGGCGTACGCGGAACGCCACTTGCCCGCACGCTTGGCCCTAACTACCGCCTCAGCCAACGGGTTTGGAGCACGTAGACCCGTCCGCTCCCACTGCATCGACATGTCCGCAAGCGACAGCAAGACAGCCTTGTCAACCTTGACGTTGCCCGACGCTGTCCGCTCAGTGAGGGTCTCCCCCATGGCGGCGAGCGCCTCAGCCACTTGGGCCGTGCTGTTGACGTTGGCTACGCCGTAGGTCGCCGCCACATGCTCGAAATGCGCTGCCTCGTCGCACAGATGGCCACGCAACCCGCGTGTGTACTCCTCGTCGAGGACGAGGCCCGTACGCATCATGAGAGAGCAGATACGGGCTAGCTCATGCTCGTACTGGACTAGCTCGGGTCGCACACCTCGGCGCTCAAGTTCAGCGCTCAGGGCCACGTCGATGCGCGAGCCGAGGATGACGTCAAGTCCCGCATAGAGGTTGTAAGTTGGGTGGTCCAGCGGGATACCCGCCCACCCCGTGGCCTTAGTGAGGCCGAGGGACCGGAACACCGCCGTGAGGTCGCCCTGAGTGTCCGGCGACGAGGGGTCAATGTAGTAAGCGCTGAGGGGCTTGAGGCCCGTTCCGATGCCACCCTCTTGCGGTTGCCGGGGGTCGACGAGGGACGCTTTCAGCTTTGTGTCTGTCGTACGAGGCGCGAGCGACTCAAGGGGAATCTCGGCGTGTTCGTCCAATACGAGCCAGTCAAACGGCGCGTTGTGAATGAGCACGTGATCGAGGATGCGTAGTGCCCAACGGGCGGCATTGACGAACGCTCCCCCGCGCTCCCAATGGATGACCCATGCGGTGTCCCGGTCGCCAAACTGCACGGTGCGCAAGCGGTAGCCGGGACTGTAGATGTTGAGCCCGGTTGTCTCGGTGTCGACCGCTACCGGTCCGCGCTCGTTGGCCTCAGCCAGCCACTCCCTGAACGCGTACAAGTCGTCGAGCGTCTCGGGAACGTAGACGTTGACCACGTCACCGGCGACGGCATGTCTGTAAACCCTCATGTGTCTCCCCTTGCTACGCAAGCCAAAGGGAGCACCTCCCAAATTTGGTAGGTGCTCCCCAACGGGCCGATGACTACTTACCGAGGATCCCGGGGCCACTTACCGGGGTCGGCGCGTTGGCGATGCGCACCCCGACGAGGGCGATACCTTTCATGGTCTTTTTGCGGAACGCGCCGCGCTCTTCCATGGCGGCATAGAACGTGCGACGGGTCCACACCTCGCGCTGTTGCAGCCCCTCGGCCTCACACCAGTCCCGGTAAGCGTTGTACGCCTCGTCACCGTTCAGCGTCGCCTCAGGAACCCGCTCAAGGGTTCCCGGGAAGAATCCGGCGAGAGCATCGCTGGTTTCCTTGTATTCCTGCACGGCGCTCTTGATTACGTCCGGATCCTGTAGCCCGTCGGCAAACCACTCGACCGCACCTCGTACGGCCCATGCGGCGATGCCCTCAGACTCAGCCAGTAGCTTTGCGTCAAGGGCATGGTCCCGCTCATGGGGCGCAAACCAGCGCTTGAACGGGATCATCTTGACGCGTCGCCACAGACCCTCGTCTTGACCCCGGAAACGAGGCTTGTGGTTGGTCGCGAGCATGAGGAGAAAGGACGGCTTGAACTCAAAGAACTCTTGCCGAAGGAACCGAGCGCTGATCATGTCCTTACCGGTGACCCGCTTGAGGATTGCCTCGCTCATCGGCTTGCCGCTTTCACCCTCGGAAGCCATGACGAGGCGAGCACCTCGCAGCGCCGCAATGTCGTTGGGGATACCGCCCGACGACTTTTCCTCGAACGTGGCAAAGCCCGTGGTCTTACTGATCGTGCGGAACACAGCGGTGAGGGTGTCAGTGAGGACACTCTTGCCGTTGGCACCCTTCCCCCACAGGACACAGAAAGCTTGTTCCGTGACGTGGCCGGTGATGCCGTAGCCGACGAGTCGGCGCATGTAGTCGGTGAGTTCGGGATTCTCGGGGAAGATCTCAGACAGGAACGATTCCCAACGGGCGCACGTCGCATCCGCGCGGTAGTCGATGTCTAGGGCGTACGTGAGCATGTCTTCCTTGGCGTGTGGCGCGAGCGCGCCCGTGCGTAGGTCGACCGTTCCATTGCGGAAACTCAGCAGGTCGGGGCGAGCGTCGAACGCCGACGCGTCGACATGCACCGTGGGCACCGAGCGCAGCTCAGTCATGAGGGCATCAATGCGAGTCGTCATGGTGAACCCGCGTGCCTTTTGCGTCTCCCCCGCGAGCACGAGGGCAGCGCCCATGCGATGTATTTCCTGCCTGATCTTGACCTCAGACCGCTCCCATGTCCGGCCGTTCCACACGTAGTAGCCCAGCCCGGGGGCGTACTTGATACGGCCGTCCGACCATGCGACGAGGGCGTGAGCGTTCATCGCGTCAGACTCGCCGTATCGGTTGATGAGACCAGCGAGAATGCGAGCCGCTTCCGTACCCTGGTCCCGGCTCACTACGTCCGCGCCGGTCAAGTCAGTGAGTTCAGCGGATACCGCCTCTGCCGCAGCTTCGGCCGAATCCTGCACGGGTCCCGCCGACTTGACGGCACGGTGCAGCGCGAGAGGGAAGGAATGAGGGTCTCGCTCACGCCACTTAGTGAGGTCATCCTTGGGGGTCGGAATCGGCAACGAGTAGACCTTTAGGCCATGCTCGGCGAGACCCTTGGCAAGCATGCGGTTGAATCGCTGCCCGGCCTCGTCGTTGTCGCCGCACGCGATTACCTGCGAGCCCTTGAGCCCCTCGGCAAGCTCGGCGATGAGTTCCGGGCTACTGGCGAGACTGGCACCTCGCACGGCAACGGCGTTGTACCCCACAGAAACGGCTGTGAGGCCATCTCCGGGCCCCTCAGACACGAGGGTGACTCCATACCCACCCTCACCCTTGAAAACGCCGTACGGGGCCCACCGATGCCCGTCAGGGTTGCGGAGCGACACCCACCGTCCCGGGCAGTCGCCGGAAAGGTCGCGCCCCTGTAGTCCGCGTATGACTCCGTCGAAACCGACGAGGGGGACCGTGAGACGCGGGTACGAGGTGAACGCACGCGACCGGTACGGGAACCGATGCTTACCGGCGGAGTACTCCCCAGGGTCCACCCCTAGGAACAGTTCGCATGCCGTGTCGGCGTCCAGCCCGAACCGGTCGTCGACGTACGCCCGTGCCTTTGCCGACCATGTGTTGTCGTAGTCGAGGAGCGCATGCGACGTTTCCTCAACGTACATGCGCAGTGCGGCAGTTGGACCGGGGCCGACGAGGACCGGCTTTTCCTTGGCCACCGTGAGCCCCTCCCCCGTCACGTCAAACATGTCCGGCCACGTCAGGTTCGCAGCCTTGACCACGTCATCGGACTTACAGCCCGAACGGCAGGTGAGGCGCACCTTGTTGTCATCGCCGCGCCATATGCGGAGCGACGGCCGAGAATCAGCGTGCGCCGGACACTGCGCGAGATACCCGCCGTCCGCTTCCTCCGATACCTGAGTGAAGCGTGCGAGCACATCAGAGAACTGCATCTGTGTTGACCTTTCCTCTCTTCACTCAGGTATGAGAGGGCGTCTCTAGAACGGCGGAACGTACCCGAACGTCTCAGACCACTCAGCTAGCGTCTTGGCGCCCTTGCTGAGGTTGCACGGAGCGCATGCCGGAACGATGTTCGCCTCAACGTCCGCACCACCCTTGGCAATTGGCTGCACGTGGTCAAGGTGAGTGGCGAACGCGTCGCAGTAGGCACACATGTGCTTCCAACGGGCGAGGATGGCCGTACGGGAGTAAGGGACATGCTCGACACCAGCAGCCTCAGCACGGCGCTTGTGGGTTAGCTCATGCCTCTTGTCCGGCGGCAACGAGGCGTAGTAGCTGCGGCGATGCTGCGCCTGTAGCTTCCGGCGACATGTGGCACATGTGCTTGAGGGTCGCTTGGCCTTACCGGCGAGGAACTGATCGGCGGGCTTTCCCCGCCCGCATAGCCGACACACCTTCACCGCTTGAGCCCTCCCCTCGTCACGTAATACAGCGTCAACCCACAGAACATGCCAGCGAAGAATGCTGTCACTGAAGCCACCTCACCTCTGCGCCACGGCTCACCGCATGCGCTATCGCGTCCACGTAACGGGCCCAATCCGGCCTCTTACGTGCCTCGTTCAGCAACCGCACCGTGTCCCCAGCACCGAGGGCGCGAACGTCTCCCAATGCCGGTCCGTAGTAGCGGCTGATATGCAGGGTCACCAAACCTCCGAAACACAAATGCCCGGCAAGCACCGAGAGGCACTTGCCGGGCAAGATTGATGGGCGCTAGCCCCTAGTCGACGAACTCAGCGCCCGGCGAGACGAGGCGCACATGTTCAGCGGCGATCCAAACACCGCGCTGAGTACGCCTCTTGACGAAACCCGACTCGTTGCCGGTTGGCTTCACATACAGCATCGGTCGCAGCCTGCCAGCCTCAACACGGGCCGTGACCCGCTCGACGAGGGCGTCAGACATGCGCACACGGTTGCCGTTGCGGGTTGCGTAGCTGACGAGGTCACCCCGGTACAGCTCATCCCCCGCATAGTCAGTGACAGTTCCTCGCTTGCCCATGCTCAGCGCTCCTCGGCAATCGCGTCATCCCAGGACTTGAGAACCTTGATTACCGGCTTGCGGTACTCAACGTTCTTACCGGCCGAGGTGGTGAACTGGACTAGTTCGAGACTCAGCGTGCAGAGCGCCTCTCCCCCGATGCGCTCAAGCTCATCCTCTATCTCGTGCAGCACAGAGACGAGGTCCCACGAGGTCGAGGTGAACTTGCCGATGCCGAGCTCGTAATCCTCGGCGAGACGGAAAGAGACAGTCGTATTGGGCTGCGGACCACGACCCGCGCGAGCAGCCGCCTTACGGTCGGCGAGGAGCGGCGGGCAACCGCACGGCGTACCACGGTCCTCGTCCGGCGAGAGGAACTCAACGCCGTCACACTCGTGGATCGGGCCGGAACGTCCCCAGAGGATCATCCGCGCATTGATGGCCTTAGTGCCGTCAATGACCACCTGCACGGTGTTGGTATCGGTGAGCACCTCAAGGAAGTCTTCCTTAGAGGTTTCCCACTCGTCGACCGTGCCGCCCATAAGGAGCGCGATTGCCTTGGCTACCTCGGGGTCACCGGACGTGACGCGCCAATCCGCAAGCGACTGAGGCCGATTGTTGGCCATGCGACCCGAACGGAACTGAAACGCAACGTCGTTGGCGAACTGCCGACGAGGCTTGGGCTTAGCGTCGGGGTCGGTTTCGAAAATGCGGACGCCCATACTGTGTGACCTCACTCTGAATGTCTGTGATTGGTGGGAGCGAGCAAGGGGGTGACCTCCCAAATTTGGGAGGTGCTTACCGGCCCTTGCTCGCCCCGTATTTACATCTGAGAGGGGGTCTCTAGCGCGCTTCCCACTTGCCCGCATCGTTCGCGTCAAGGGTCACCTTGAACACGTTGCGAGTCTGCGTATGAAAGATGCACACACCCTCAGCGTTCGGGAATCCCGGGGCGGCGACGGAGCCATGACTCAGCGCCTCAAGCCACTCCCGAATTTCCCGCTCACTGAACACGCCCTGATACAGCACCGGCACGGGGCGCACGAGGATGCCGCCCACGGTCGCGTCGAGGCTGGCATGGGTCGCAGTATTGAAGAGCGAGAAACGGCGCTCAGAGAGGCCGTAGTTTCGCTGGATACCCCTCCCCCACCATTCGCCGAAGTGGACCCCGGGGCCGAGCAGCATCCCAAGCTCCGCCGCATGCTCGTACACCCAACGGGCAAACCCGTAGTTGTCAGCCTCAGGAGTGATGAGCCGGTTTCTGGACTGCGCGGCAACGGCATAGCCCGCCTCGTCCACGTGGATGGCAGCGTTAGTGCCGTCGATCTTTTCCGTGATGACGATCTCTCGAAAGAGGCGCTTAGTCTTGGGCCACGGAACGAACTCAGGCACTTACTTCCCCCGCCGCTGAGTGCCAGTCACGAACGACGTCCCGCCCGCAGCAAGCGGCTTTCCGATGACGGTCTTACTCGTCTCCCGGTCCCAATCGAACGTTGCCCGCAGGTGGAGGAACTGCGCGAACACCTCGTCATTGACGAGGACGGGCTTGAATGCCCACTGGTCGGCAGTGATGTGCAGCACCGCAGCGCCGTCAAACTCCGGCATCGGCTCACTCGACCCGTCCGGCGCAACGATGCGGTCGGCGTAGGCGTATGCCGCCATCTGTAGGGCCACATCCGGGTAGGTGGCCTTAGAGGTCTTCCAGTCGGCCATAAGGAGCGCGGGAGTGCCCGAACGGTCCGGGGTCGGTTTGTTGTCCTCGTCGAGCCACACGCGGAGGATGGCGTCAAAGGATCCGGCGTACTTGTGAGTGTCGGACCATGCCACATCCTCAGCGCGGACTAGCTCGGGGTTGACGACCTCAAGGAACTCGGCGAAATGCCGGACGTACGGCGCGAGGTCGGGGTGAACGCGCCCGATGAGTTCGCCACGGATCATCCGCTCAAACAGATCGTGAGCGGCCGAGCCAACATCAGCGCGCAGCTTGGTATATCGGCGGGCTGCATTCTTGAGCCAGTCGACGGCCCCCTGTCGGTCGCGCTCCGCCATCTGCCCGACGAACGGCAGCGAGTCAACGGCGAGTTCGGCGACCATCTTGGCATTCCAGAAAGCCAGGAACGGCTTAGGGAGCATGCCGATTACCGAGGTGACCCCGGGGACCTTCTCGGCCGTTTCGTGGTCGACGTAAAAGCGGGACCCTCCCCGCATGATGGTTCGGACTGTACCGGCCATGGAAACCCCTTTGGGTCGTGGTTGCTTACACGACCACTTGAGAGGGGTTCTCTAGCTGACGGTATGGCGAATCGAGGGGCTGTTTCGGTTTCTCTTAAGGACTTCTATTGGGATACCTAGATCAGTATCTAAAACGTCATACCGTCATCCTCTCCCGCTGAGTCGCTCATATGAGCGCCGCCGGCTGCTCATTTGAGCAAAAGCCGTGTGCGGCCGTCTGAGGGCATGAGAAAGCCCCGCCGGGCCGAGGGGGCCTAGCGGGGCTGTAAGGCTGCGAGAGGGGCTGTTACGCCTCAGTCGGTGCCGATGTGGCCGTGACAGTCGGGGCACCAAATCCCCAGGAATGTCGGGCCGTTCAGCACGGCCTTAGGGGTCTTGCCGCACAGCGTGACCCGAGCGCCGTCGAGCCACCCATGGGCCCAGAGGTCACCCTCAGCGGCAACCTCCTGAAACGTGTCTGCCTCCCACTGGAACCCCGGACCCTGGGGGTTGCGTCCACGGGCAACCGCCTCGTCAATCTCCGCCGATGTTTGGTCCCGACCCTGAAACGCCTTTACTTGCTCCCACACCTCCGGGGATGCGTCGGGCAGCGTGAGGGGGTTTCGCTTGGCTTCGGCCTCAGCCTCGACGTCACGGTTGTCTCGGAACTGCGGTAGCTCTGAGATCTCACCGAGGCGCGCGAGGAACTCTTCCGGGGTCCCCTTCCAGCCGGGCGGCACCTCCCCACGATCGGGCGTGAGCGAGGCTTCCAGCCGTGCCGCGCGTTCAGCGTCGGCGTGTTCCAGAACGGCATCCCCGTGCCGGTGCTCCTCCTCCGTGTAGTGAGTCAGGGACTCCCCCGGCTTACAGCACTCGGCGCAATGCATGCGGAACGTCGGGGAACACACGAGGTGGCCGCCGATCACTGTCATGGTCCATCGGGGGCGCGTCCGGCCACACCCAACGGTGGTGCACACGGTTGGGGTCTCGTCGCGCTCCTCGTCCTCACGCGTCTCGGTCCAGCGGAGCCGGTAGGTCTGATCGTCCATCTTCTCTTTGAAGTCCCGGAAGTCCTCACAAGCGCGAGCCGCTTCCCACACCCGCTCCCATGCCTCGTGCTGCACGTCCCACCGGTCTTGCGGATGCTTGTCCCCCACCCGGGCCGTACCGTCGTACGCCTCTTGAATCTTGAGCCGTCCGGTCTTGCGGTTGGCCTCGTGCTCGCCACCGACCCAACCGGCGAACACATACCCCGCCGCCTCGTCCGCAGTGAGCACTACCGGCACTCCCCCAACCGGGCCGGTCACCTCGTACGTGGCTGTTTCGGTCTGCTTCTCGGTCATGGTGTCCCCTCCTAACGGGAAGGGGCCCCCGGGCGATGTGTACCCAGGGGCCCCGGTCTGACGGTCGGTTAGATCAGAGCCTTGCGGAGTTCCTTGAGCTTGTCCTCAAGGTCCTTGATCTCCCCCTCAAGCTTGCTCTTCTCGTCCTCGTCCTCAATGGTTTCGAGGTAGGAAACATCGAACTTGTTGATGAGCTTAGCGAGCCCCGCGACGAAAACCTCAGCCTTCTTTTCCGGCGCCGCATCCTCGACCTGCTGACCCGTGGTGCGGATGGCCTCACCGTTCCCACCCTCAGGCTCGGCGACCGCTCCGCCTCCCGCCTCAATGGCGAGCTTGGCCTCAGCGGCGAGCTTGCCCTTTTCCTGCTGACGCTCCTTCTCGCGCTCAAGGGCAGACTTGGGCGACAGCTTGTAGAACTCAAACACCGCGTCGGACGGCTTAGCGTCGGGGTGCGCTTCCTTGACCTTGCCGAAGTGCTCGGCGTACTCCTCAGGGCTCGCGTCCAGCGCCCGGACGTAGCTCACGAGGACGTCAGACATCTGGTACTGCGTGGCCTTGACCATGGCGGCGACGGCCGCACGTACCTCGTCGTCGGTGCCGTCGAGCTTGCTGCCCGCAGCCTTGTACATGTCGCTAGCGGCGAGCTTGGCAGCCTGCGTCTGCGCCTTGAGGTCGGGCAACCCGCTCTTGTTCTTGAGCCTCAGCCTCATGTCGAGGATGACCTCAGCGACGCTACGCGCAGTCTGGCTTGCCTTCGTGTGCGCGGCGACACCCTCACGGATGCGCTCCGCGCCCATGTCAACAAGCTCAGTGAGACCCTCGGCCGTCTTGTAGTCGACCGTTTCGAGGTTGACGACCTCAGCCTTGGGGGCGGGCTCAGCCTCAGCCTTGGGGGCGGGTTCGCCCTTGAGGGCCCCGGTGAGGTTGGCTCGCAGCGCGTTGCGCTCCCCCGCCGGAAGCGAGGCAATCACGGTGTCTGCTTCCTTGCGGAGCGCCTCAGCGCCCTCAGCGTCCTCCCCCGCCTCAGCAAGCGCCCGGACAGCCTCAGTCAGCTTGGCGACGATCTCACGCTTCTCAGCGGTCGTCGGCTTAGCAGTCTTCTCGGCGGTCACAGTCTCAGTCACAGTCACAGTCTCCTCGTTCTTGGTACGGACAGCCTCGCACGCCTTGCAAACTGCGGCGGGCTCACCCTCGATGGCCTTACCCTTGCTCGCGTCCTTGCCGCACAGAGTCTTGGACATGTCCTCGGCCAGAAGGTGTCCGGTCTTGCCAGCGCCGATCTGAACGTAGGTGCTCATGTTGTGTGCCTCCCCTTGCTGCCCGCCGTTCGGGCTTGCGTTGCCAACTGTAGTGGTTGCGCCGTTGGTGTGCAACTCACCTCCCAAATTTGGGAGGTCCCCACCCTCGTCGTCGTCACTGGAGAGGCCAGACTAGCGGACCGGGCGAGAGGCTCGCAACCACCTCCCAAATTTGGGAGGTCAGATTCACTCGAACGGGTGACGGGAACGCAAAAACCCCCCATCCCGAAGGATGAGGGGTCAGTACGGTCACGCACGGGTGACGAGGGCGTCAGCCTTGAGCCGTAGCTCATTGATCATGCTGTCGTTGTAGACGATCTGATGAGGCACCCACGTGTTCAGCGCCGTTTCACTCTCGTGCGCCATTTGGGCTATGCCGGGCCGTACGACCCGCACCGTTTGGAAACCGACGCCGTCCAGCGTGAGGGCCTCGTCGAGATATCGGCAGTCGGTCACGACTACCGGCTTTCCGGCGGTTTCCCAACGGGCAATCTTGCCCATGGCGACGCTAAGCCAGAATCCCGGAATCTCGTCCCGTACGGTCTGTCCCACGTTTTGAAGAACCCGGCGCACTTCCGGATAGCGGTCCTTTGCGTATTCCCATCCGGTGTCCGCGACGAGGCGGGAAAGCCGTACAGGCGGCATATCCGGGAATGTGGCTATCAGCGGGTCAATGCGGAGTGCCATTTCCTTGAGCGGATCGGCGAATGCGACGCGCACGTACCCGTGACGCTCGACGAGGCGTGACGCAATGGTGTCTTTCCCACTACGCGCACGCCCCATGAGTGCGATGTTCGGCAAAACCATGTCGGCAACCTCCGAGGTTGGGTGTCCCCCAACGTCAGAGATGGCCTCTCTACTCGCCGTAAGCGTCGGTCCAGTAGGCATCAGCCGTCTTAGTGTTCTCGACCCGCTGTACGGCCTCACCGGTACCGAGGATCGCCGCAGCAACGGCGAGTACGGCCTCAGTCGGCACGTCGGGCAGGAAGTGTGCGACCACGGGCAGTAGGGCCACGATCAGGCCATAGATGCGCGCGGGATGCGACTTTAGGAAGTTCATGTTTTCCTCACTCTGCGTGAAATTTTGACCCCGGAGCCGGCATAGGGCATAGCCGTACGTAATCGGACATCCGGGGGCATACGGTGGTTACGCTCAGCGAATCAGGGTCACGGCCGCTGAGGCTAGCCCGGCAACGGTCGCGACAGGCAGCGCGTAACGCCACGCCTCAAGCTTGCGCAACCGCTGTTCGTGGTCATCGAGTTGCTGCGCCACACCCTCACTCGCTTGAGTCAAGCTCCGGACGTCCTCACGTAGCCCAACAATCTCGTCGTAGATCTCCCGAGCAGAGATCGTCACCCCTAGGGGGTCTCTCTCGTCCATGACCTAGCCCTTGACTATGAATCCGTGCTTTGCGCCGAGCTTGCCGAGGGAGACCTTGCCGGGGATTCCGTCGGCGGCAGTACCTCGGTAGCCGAGACGCTTTTGCCATTCTCTGTAGGCACCCTGGGTGCGCTTGCCGAACGAGCCATCGACGTACTTGCCATCGAGGAGCCCCTCAGCCTTGAGCGCCCTCTCTACGACGAGGACGTCAGCCTTGTACGTGGTCCCGCCGTCCGGTAGCCCGGGGTCACGCTTGGACGCAGCGATGACGCGCCGCAGTGACACGGACGGCTTAGCCGGGACGGTCGGAGGCTTCGCAACCACCCTCGGCGCAGCCTTGAAAAATGCGGCCTTATCGACCGCCCCCGGGTCCCAATGGTCATTGCCGGGAATGTTGCTGTGCCCGTAGTGGCCACCCTTGGACAGCCACACGTCACGAGGACGGTTTCCATCCCCGTAGTGGTCGGCGAGATGACCGGCGGGCCACACGTCCGGCACGCCCCAACTGCGGATTGCAGCCATGAGCTTGCGGAAGTTGGGACCGGGCTTCCAATAGCCCGTAAAGGGCGTCCCAGCGCGCGCGAGCACCTCGATCTGAATGCACACCGCGCCGACACGGTTGGTACGCGTCGCGCCATCATTCTTGAGCGCTCGCGCCGACTCGTTCAGCGGGCCGAACTGTCCAATGCGGTCAGTCGTCGGGTCGTACAGGATGTGCGGCTCATCCGCGCCGCTGATAAGCACCCGCGCGACAGCATCGAACGCACCGTTACCCGCGCCGCTCTCGGTCGTGTGCCACACCGCACGAGGCGGCTTCCCCGGGTAGTCCATGGCCCCACCGATGGAGCCCTTACCTAGGCGCTCAGCGCCCTCAATCCAAACGGTACTCAAGAACTCTCCCTATGCGTTGATGAAACGGGCTCGCAGGTACGTGTAATGGGATACGGCGGTATGCAGAGAGATTGAACCGGCAAAGTCGTGCAGCCCACTCAGTTGGAAATAGTCACCCGCTACGCACTGTCGCCACCCCTTGAGGTAGACCTGTGTCGAGTTGTTAGGCGCGATCGGGTTGTACTGCGTGTCAATGTCCGCAGAGGCGTTCATCTGAATGCGAGCCGCGCGATAGGTACCGCTTGAAACGTTGGCATACCGCACCTGACCCTCGATGAAATACAGGCCCGGGGTCACGATCGTTATCCGGCCCGGGGTGCCGGTCGTGTACATCCCGTCGTTGTCGTAATTCTCAGTGTCTAGCGCAACTACCTGCCACGTTGCGGCGGTCGTAATCGCGGCAGCGGCCGTCATGTACGCGTACGCCGCTGGAACGGCCTTATAGAAGTTGCCAGGGTCGCGCATATTGGCGTTCAGCGTCGCCGCTGTAACCGTCTCTCCGGCGTTCCACGTCTTGAGTGTGGGGATGGTTGCCAAGGGTCGTCCTCCGAGGGGAGCACCTCCCAAATTTGGTAGGTGCTCCCATGGCTAGTAGGCGAGAATCGTGGTTGCGTCGAGGATCCCGTTAGTGACGTCCTCAACGACCCACACATCAGAGGCGGTTGCGGGCGACAGGGACAGGGCCGTGACCCACTGCGAGGTGCCGCCATTGACTGAAACAGTCGTGTCGATAGCCTCGACGTAGAACTCATAGGTCGGTGCAGGCGCGCCTACAGGGAGGTCGGTGAGCTTGACCCGGTCGCCAATCTCGACACCGAGCACAACGGGAAACAGCGCGTTCGTGGCCGATGCGTTGAGGCTCACCTGATCGCACCTGACGATAGGTTCCGCGTAGACGTTAAGCAGTGAGTACGCCGCGTCAGCCACGGCCGAATCGCCGGTGATGCTTAGCTCAAGGCTCTTGCTCTTGCGCCCGAACGCAGCGATAGACGTACTGTCGCGAACCGTGGCCGAAACGCCGCCCGTTCGCGTGTAGTTGACCTCGTTGATGACCTTGTCATCATCCATTTGGAACGAGAGGCCCGGCTCGTACGGTAGGCCGTTGCTCTCCCCCAGGGTGTACCTGATCGGGGCCGACTGTCGGCGCGCCCGGTTGTGATAGGTCAACCGGCCGTCGCCGTCGATAAACGTGTATCCGGACGCATCCTCGGCCGCCGACTGGATCACCTCAAGGGCAGTAGTCGCAGCCTCCCACGTGGGGGCCAACAACGTGCTGAGGGAAGGGTCGAGGGACAAGTCACCCTGGAAACCAGCGTACGAGGCGAGCCGGGACAGCCGGTCGGCCTCCCCCTCGGGATAGTCCGCTCCGCCGTTGCTGCCGAGCTTCCAAAGGTCGGTTATCTCAGTCGTGCTGAGATGCCGGTCCCATATGCCCAGGTGCCCGTAACGGCCGTTCGCGTACTCGGTGTAAATGCCGCCCGCCTGCTGTCCCGCGAGCGAACTCCACTTCATATCGCGGAGATCAGTCGACCCCCCGGCCGAGTCTGAGTCCATGGACGCGCCGTTTACGAACAGCGTGAAGCTACCGCTTGAGACCGTGGCGCAGATGAACGAGGGAACGGACGTCGACAAGAACACGCCTCCAGCGGACGAGGCAACAACCGCTGATGTGCCGTCCGCCCACCCGACCTCACACTCAAGGTCGCCGATGGAAGTCAGCCGGAATGAGACGAGACGACGCGCCGCATCATCCCAAGCCTGAAACAGCGTCACGTAACCGGAGCTAGGCCGAACCGCGAGCGCCCAAAACGCGACGCTCAACTCTTCCGCGAGAGGGTATGTGCGCCTGCCACTATCGTTGAAGTCAACGACCGTTCCCTTGTTGCTCGCGATGTTGCCTAGGCTGTAAGCCGTGTCCGCTTCCTTGGCAAGTACGGATGTCGCACCGAACGCGGGAGTGCCTCCCCCGTACTTGGAAGCGACGAGGGCGCCGGGCATCGAGTCGTCATAGGTGTTTGCAACCTTGGTAGTCCCGGCGGTGTCCGTGAGGGACCAGTACCCGACAGGGAAACTCGCCAACACCGCTTGCTGGTACGGCGTATGCAGCTCGGTCGTGCCGAGCACAGAGAACCCGTCCGTGGCCGATACCTCGCACGTCGGTACGAGGGTGTCCAGTTGCACGGACCATTTCTCGATGTAGCCGAAGAAAACGGATCCGCCGGGGGTCCACGCCGATGCCGACGCGCCCGCCTCTAGCTGCACCTCGTCCACAAAGAGACTCGCGTTATTGTCGCCGCCGGACGTGCCTATTTCGATACCGGCCCATGCAACACCCGCCGGGCATACACCCGTCACGCTGAACGCGACATACGACCCGTTAACTAGGGTGATCTGCCCAGTGCTACCGCTGGAGTTGTTGAAAGATCCGTCAGCCTTGTACCAGCGGATACGCGCGCGAATCTTGGTAGCAGGCGAGCCCGTGGCCAGCATCACTTGACCGGACGCAGTGTAGGAAGTGCCGGGCACAACCTTGGCTAGGCCCGTGGGCACGTTGACAACCTTGTACCACCAAGACCACCCGGTCGTGTAGGTCTTGGACCTACCGCACCAAAGTGAACTAGCCCAATCCGCCGTGCCGTTGTTGCCCATGTTGGCCCGGATAGCACCCGCACCACTCTTGGCATTCGCCGTCCCCCAAGCGACGGATCCACCAGCCTGCGACACGGTAAACGCGTCTGTCGAGCGGGTCACGTCGCCGCCGGTAGCCGTGTCCTTCGGCAGTAGGTTTGCCGTGCGGACACGCACGCGCCGACGAGGCACGATGTTGGGGAAAAACGGGGATGTGCTCTTGCCGGGGGTGAACCGGCCGTCGTAGTTGTCGAGGGTCAGAGCCAGGGTCCCAGCCTCGATGCGGTTCAACTCGTCATTTCGTCCGCGCCGAACCTTGAGATCTGTGACTCGGTCCGTGATGTCTGTCCACGTGTACGAGGTGGAAAACGGTCCCCCGTCAAAGGCCACCTCGACCGTAGCCGCTGGAATTGCCAACGTAGTACCTCCTGGAACATTAGAGAGGGAGCACCTACCAAATTTGGGAGGTGCTCCCTCTTACTAGAGGCCCGTACGTCCGCCGTTCCGCTTGCCCGTACGGACAATCTCGTCACGGACGGCACCCGCGATTGCCTTGGCTAGGTTCTGCTCCGCAGTGACGTTGCCAGCCACGTGCACGTGCACGATCGGCTGAGACGCTGCACGGCCGCCTGAGACGCTCGCAGCCTCGACGGCACTCCTAGCTAGCCGGTTAGCCGGACGGGTCGCAGCGAGCCGATTGACGGCCGCCTGTACGTCCTCGGCGGTGTCGTCGACGCCGAGCGCAAGACCCCTACCGACCCATACACCCTGAGTGCGGAATACGCGGCTAGGCGAGTGAATGCCTAGCTCCTTCTTGAGGGTCTTAACCATCTTCTTGGCTAGGTTCTCAATAGCCTTGGTTAGCGCCGATTCCTTGGACTTGAGCCCGTTGACGAGACCCTGAGCGGCATGGATTCCGGAGTTGTAGTAGTCCCCCGCAACCTTGGCACCGAGCGCGTCAGACTGCTTACCAATCTGCGCGTACACGGAGTTGATGGCCTTGACGTCCGCGCCGCTGGAGTTCAACAGTGCAGCAGCCATCGGCCCACCCTGCTCGGGACCGGCCTGCGCAATCTCGTTGATGATGCCGTTACCGAAACCGCGCTTGTGCAGCGTGGCAAGGTTCTGACGGAACTTGACGATTGCGTTGAGCCTGCCGCGCAACCGGGACAGAATCGCGCTAGGCGAGTTGTCCGCGCCGTCATCGGTAGAGAATGCGTTGGTGAACGCGCCGAACTCACGGGCCTTGCTCGACACGGACGAGGCCATATCGGATTTAGCCTTTTGGAGGTCAGCTAGCTTGGTCTGTGCGCTCTTGAGCTTGGCCGCCACCTTCTCCCGGTCCTTCGCGAGCGTCATCAGCTTGCGGTTTTCCTTGCTGATGTACTTTTGCAGCGACGAGGCGCGAGCCTTGGAAATGCCGCCCGCCCGGAACGCCTTAGTGACTAGGTCGTGCAGCTTGTTACTCGTCTTCTCGACGCTCTTGGAACCGCCGAGCATACCGACGACGAGGCCCCGGACAATCCACTTACCGATATCCGCCATGACGCGCGACGGCGACTTAATGCCCATCGCATGCCGGATCGGCCCCGGGATGTGGTCAACGATTGACTTTGCGGCACCGAGCACAGTTCCGAGACTGTTCTTGATGCCTCGCACTAGACCGGCAATGATGTCCTTACCGATCTGCACAAGCTTGCCGGGCAGCGAGCGGAAAGCCGTCGTGATCTTCCCGGGAATGCTTCGCGCGACCGTAGCGATACGAGAGGTCATAGAGGAAACGGTCGTCCGCAGCCCGGACCACCCTCGTGACCAGAGTCCGCGAATGAGCGACATGCCACGGCCGATGATCCCGGAGATTGCGCTAGACCATGTCGACACACCACCTCGGATGAACGAGATAATGCCGGTGAACACAGACCGGATACCGGACCAGCCCGCACGCCAAAACGTCGCGATTCGCAGCACGCCACCACGAACGGCACTTAGGAGACTGCCGTAAATCCACACCTTGATAGCGCCGACAATGAAATTCCAGACACCAACGAGTATCTGCTTCACGCCGAGCCAGGCTTTGGACCAATTGCCGGTGAAGATGCCGATAAACACGTTCGCGATACCCTGGATAATGGTCAGCGTGCCGCTGATCACACCAATGATGCCGGACCAGAGACCCTTAAGGGTGTCGATGACGATTGGGCCGAGGAACTTCCAGAGGATCGCGAGGATCGGCCCAAGGAAGTTGATCGCAGCGCCGATAGCCTGAGCGACCGTCGCAAAGACTTGCCCGAACTGCGTAATGACCGGCTGCGCCTGCTTGAATGCCCAGACAAGCAGCGGCGCGACGGTCCCCTTAATGAATCCGGCGAACCGCGATATCTGAGGCATGATCGTGGATATGAGGCTGATGACAGCCGGGATGATCACACCCTGAATGACCGCAACGATCTGCTTGAACACCGGAATGACGGCCCGACCCACCATCATGAGCGCCGGTAGGACGTCCGCACGGAAGATGCCGACCAGTCGCATGATGACAGGCATCAACTGCGCGATGTTTTCCCGCATTTTCGGCATGAGGGTGCCGCTGACATAGTCAGAGACGCGCCGCATCACTGGCATAACCGTGCCGCCGAATACGCCCCGGATCTTATCCGCTAGCGGACCGATCACCGACCCAGCGTGCTGGAATGCCGGAACCATGACGCTCGCGAGCCCTTGCACACCGGTTGTGATCTTCGGCAACACCTGCTTAATCAGCGGGAAGAACGCAGTCATCATCTTGCCTAGGGCAATCTGCGCCGTGTCCTTGAGCGTCGACCACATGCCGGAAACGCTGTTGGCCTGCTCTTTCATCATGCCGCCGAAATCCTTATGCATGCCCTTGCGTAGGGCCTTCATAGCGGTATCGGCGCTGATGAGTCCCTTCTCGCCGAGCTTCATGGTCTCGGGCACGGACTTGTGCAGGTAGTCAGCGAGGTACTGCCAGCCACGCACACCGTTCTCGGTGAGCTGGAGCATTTCCTGTCCCATGACTCGACCCTTGGCTTTGATCTGGCCGAGGGCGAGTAGGACGCGCTGAAGCCTTTCAGGCTCGCCACCAAGAGCGGCGACAGCATCGCCTGCATCCTGCAATGTTGGGATGACTTCCTTGGCCTTGAATCCCATTGCCATCATGCTTTGCGAGTACTTAATGACGTCCTGCGACGAGAACGGGGTGACAATGGCGAATTGCTGGAGCTTTTGCAGAAAGTCGGTTGCTTTCTTGGCCGAGCCAAGCATGGTGGTGAAACCGACCTGAGCATTTTCCATCTGAACGGCCGTCTTGGTACCCCAAATGACAGCCGCACCGGCGGCGACACCGAACCCTAGGGCAGCAGTCTTGCCAAACTGCATGAGGCGCCCACCGAGCGCACCCATCCCCCCACCTAGACGACTGGACCGGCGCTCTAGGTTCTCGGCATCCCCGGCAACAGCCCTCAGCGCCCGTTGGGCACTAGCGGCGTTACCGACAATGACGACCCGCAGCGTCCGGGATCCACCCTCAGCCATACTGTGACTCCCTAGCCGATAGTTCCTCGCTCATGTACGAGGCGAATGCGCGATACTCAGCGGCCGTGAGTCGCCGCACCTCGTCGGGAGTCATGCGGTAGAAACGGCAGAATGCGGCTCGCTCCCTTAGCCGTTCTGCCCGTCGTCGTTTCCCGACTCATCATCGACCCCCACTAGCTCAAGCTCGGACACTCGAACGCGCCGAGCGTCATCGAGGGTGAACTCAGGCTTTTCGATGCGCTGCGTGATCCAGATAAGCGCCTTAAGCGCCTTAGTGGTGATCTGCGTCTGCATCTCCGGACGGCCCTTTTCGTCAAGGACCTTCTTGCCGTCGGGGCCGATAACAGGCTTGGGCTGTAGCGCGTCATACAGCGCCACGCCGACAGTGTCCTCAAAGTCCTCAAGGTCGCCGATAGTCAGAACATCGGGGTCAATGCGAAGTGCAACGGTCTCAGCCATTTGGAAATGCCTCTCCTGCGATGCGGTCAATAGCCCGCATGTATTCGTTGATTAGCTCCGGCCCCTTCTCACGAATGGAAGGGTGGAGGAAATAGCCGGGTCCGCCGTCCCAGCTCATGAACTGATTGCCGCGCCATGCGCGGAAGCCTCGCGCGATCTTCCCCGTGTGGGTGCGCTTGCGTGCGCCGAACTCAGCGCCGAGCGCATAAGGGGCTCGCGCGGATCCGAGACGGACAGCGGCGTAATTCGCTGTCTTTGTAGCTCTCAGGCTTCGCGCTGCCGCAGCTTGCTGCCGAGACATGCCCATAGCCTTGGACTTGGCAGCATCGGTGAGCTTGTCGGCAACGTCGTAGTTGGCCTGCTTGACCTCGTCGCGTAGACGTCCATCACCTATCGCGGCGAGTGTGCGGGAGAACTGCGCCAGACCCTCAATGTTGGCTCCATAGCCCTGCACAGGCATGACGCAGTCCTCCCCCTAAGCACCTCCCAAATTTGGGAGGTGCTCATTACGTAAGCGACTTGTACGTGATGGTGACCGGCGACGCAGTGCCGTCAGTCATGCAAACTCCGCCAAGCTCAAGGTCGTTGACCTCTCGCCCACCGCTCGAAACCGGACCGGTGTCGAAACGGCCGAACGGGATGTCAATCTTGAGCTGCGAGCCGTCCGGCCCGTCCCAAGTGACGGAGATAACGGCCGTAGCACCCGCCGCAGTAGCCGCAGCAACGCGGTTAATCTGCACGAGGTCGACGAACTCACCCTTGAGGGTGAACTCAAACTTCCGGAGCGCTTCCTCAAGCGGCTCGGACTTGACGCCACCAGTCTTTAGGAAGTACCGGTCAGTCTTGAGGCCGTTGTCGCACTTGAGGCTAAAGTCGGAGATGTTGAACTGCGACCCACCAACGGTGACCGTGCCACCGTTGAACGCCATAACCTTGGTACCTACCGGGTAGGTCGGGGTCGACAGCGCGAGAGGACCCGCACCCGCACCGATCGACTCGGTCGCAAAGTCAAACGTCATGCCGAGCTGTAGTAGCTCGTCAACGGCGTTGGATATCTCCCAATCCTTGACCTTGCCACCCGCATAGGTGAACGGGTGAATGGTGCCGCTGGAAGCAACTCGACCAACCTGCATGGTAAAGCTCTTGCCGTTGAGGTCGCCAACGGTCGCCGTGTGAACGGTGAAACCGCCTCCGGGGGTGCCGTCGGCAACTAGGCCGAGCATGTGCTTTAGCCAGAAGTTGTAACCGTCGGACAGCCACTCAAGCTTGACGTCACCCTCGGCGCCCTTAGCGTTGACGGCGAACCTGTCAGATCGCAGCGCTCGACCACCGCCCGCGCGGATAGCCTCGCTATCGATGCGCTCGTACTTGCCTTCAATTCCCTCGGACCGGTACTCGTAGAACTTGGTCACTGCTACGGCCGTACCGTAGGTCACCTCGTCGACCGCACCAACGTACTGATCGTGAACTGTCGCCACTACTTGGCCTCACCCTTCTTTAGCGTGACCTCACGCCACCCCTGACGAATCAGGTTCTCGGCCGTGACGTCGTCCATTTCGATCG